CTTTGTGTTCTGGTCGACGATGTCCTTCATCAGCGCGGAGAACATCAGCTTGATCGGGCGGCCATGAACCGACGTGAGTCCGACGGACAGCACCTCGACCCAGTTCGTGCCGTTGGTATTGATGGTGCCATCATTATAGGCGTGCGCTGCTTCGCCCATGGCAGAGCCTGTGAATTTGCTGGCATCGACGACGCCAGCCTTGATCTTGTCGACCTCGACGTTGCGCATCACGACACCGTCTTCGGTCGCCTCGAAGTATTTGAAGCCGGTGACAGGATCGCGCATCGTCACCTTGGTGACGTTGAAATCCAGGTCGAGGCGCTCCAGGGTGCTGAGCAGTACCAGTCCCCCGAACAGACCATTATTGTCGACCTCGACACCCCATTTACCCAGAATGCCGTCGACGATCTGAGCATATTCAAGGATCGTCGTTTCGTTGTCGCCGACGCGCCCGGTCAGCGTGTTCACCGCTTCCACGATCAGCCGATCGGCTTCCTGAAGGATCTGACGGAGATCGTTGATCGCTGCGCTGATCGCGATCGGGCGGGCGACGACCTCGGCCGCGAGCGCGTCGGAAACATCGCCGATCAGGTCGACAGCGGTATCGATATCGCCCTCAAGGCCGTCGACTCGCCCGATGGTGTTGGAGTCGACCGCCTCCAGGTCGCCGCGCGTGTTCGAAACAAGCGTCTCAAGGTTCTGGCGCGTCGTGTTGATCGTCTGGGTCACGTTCAGCGAGAGCGTATTGATGCTCTGCACCAAGGTGCCGTTATTGTCCGAAACTATCCGGTCGAGTTCGCGGATATCGGCGACCAGGCCGCCCAGCTGCAGCCCCAGCGCCACGATGCGCTGCACCAGGCTGCGTTCCTTTTCTCCCAGGGTGGCAAATGCCTCGTCGCGGACGAAGCCGATCTGCTGGTTGAAATCACGCGCGCGCTGGTCGTTGGACAGCACGCCCTTCAGAACATCTCGGATGAAGGCGTCTGCATTGCGGTCGCCGCCGCGCTGGACCGTGGCCTGGCGGCTGAAGCCGGCCAGCAAAGCACCGTCGCGCTCCACGCTCGCCTGCTCGACCTCTTCGACCCGCGCGCCGAGCTCTTCCAGATCCTCGCCCTGGCCACCGAGCGTCGATTCGACGGTCTCGAAACGCTGCGCGGTTGCCTGACGGTCGTCGGCTACGGCCTGGTCGAGATCCTCGATCAGGCCGCTGAGCGTCCCAAGTTGCCCGGTAAAGGTCGAATTGAGCGTGGTCAGCTGCTGGGTGACGACGCGCAGGTCATCGGCCAGCGCCTGTGTCTCGCTGAGAAACCGGCCCTCGGCCTGGCCGATGCGGACGCCGAGCTGCTGGGACAGGAAAGCCAGCGCCGAGCCGTTGTCGGTTATCCGCGCGCCCATCTCGTTGCGCGCGTCGGCGATCGCGGCGATCAACTCGCGTTTCTGTGTATCGCCCGTCAGGAGCGCCTTCAGGTCCCGGCGTGCATTGGCCTGCAGCTCCAGGTCGACCAGGCGGGAGGCCGATACCGACTGGCGGATCACGGCGGCCGAGGGAATGGCCTCGATCTTCTGCTCGGCGGTGGAGACGCGATCGTCCAGCGCGCCGAAGGTCGTGTTATCGACCTTCTGCGTAATCTGCCCCTCAAGCGCGCTGACCTTGCTCTCGGCCGTCGTGACCCTGCCGCCCAGCTGCGAAAGCTCGATGGCGGATGCCTTGGTGATGATCTGCGCCTGGATCGCTTCGATCGCCTGCTCTGCCGTGCTCTGCCGGAAGAACAGGAACTCAAGGTCAGCTACCTGCTCGGGCGCGATGACCGCTAGCGCGACCTGCTCCTGGACGAAGAACTCGACGAAGGTGACGCTGGCTTTCAGGTTGATGCTGGCCAGCGCGCCGTTGAGCGTGACCTCGGCTTGCGCGATGCGCTGGCGCGCCTCCTCGATCGCGTGCAGCCTGATCTTGCCCGTTGCCGGGTCGACATAGATGCCGGCATCGCGCAGCACTTCCTGGAAGCGCGATGCGCTCAGCATCGCCTCCTGCGCTGCCTTGGCGACCGCGACCAGGTCGCGCTCGGCCTTGCGAAGCGCGGTATCGCGCGCTGCGCCCAGGCCGTCTGTCGTCACCTTGCCCAGGACGACCGGCTCTGCGTCCGGCATCAGCTCGACTGTCAGCTCGCCGGCACGGCTCAGCCCCAGCGCCGTGTTGAGCAGCTGGCCCGGCGGCCGGATATTGCCCTCGCTGTCGCGAATGTATCCCGGATAGGAGTCGTCCGGATCATAGCTGCTCGGGTCGGGGATGACCGCGCCTGCCGTTGCCTGCGGCTCATAGGGCTTCAGGGTCTCCGCATCGTCACCGTTGCTGTAGGTGATGAATGCGGCGGGCAGGGAGCTGCCGTCCGCAAAGCTGATATCGCTGGCAAAGACGATCCCCGCGATATCGCCGCGCGCCATGACAGTCTGGTTTGCCCGATACCCCAGCTTGCGAGACTTGACCGGCTTGAAGGTGTTGCGCCGGGTAATGCTGTGACTGCGCGCAGCCGCGACCGGTGCATTCCATGACCATGTGCGAAAGTCGATCGTGCCCGTCGTGTTCAACCGCCAGATCAGCGAGACACCGCCGAGGAGGTCGTCGAGAACTGCGGTCACCGTGTCGTTCTCGCGGTCGACCAGGACGCCGCAAGGCGCAGGCCGCAATGCCTTGGCAGCTGCGATCGCGCCGGCAGCGAATGCCGGGCCTCCTCGCGCCTCGACAACCCGGGCTGCGATCTCCGGCGCGGTTTCGACATAGCCGGTGCCGATCTCACCGCGCAGGTCGGCCGTCAGAGTGCCTGCAGGCTCTGTCCACCATTTTACGCACGCGATCGACGGCGCGACCACCCCGCCGCCCTGAGGCGCGTTCGCAGCGAGGAGCGCAGCCCATGTCAACTCGATCGACCCTTGCCATGGCAGGATGGTCAAAGCCGCAGCGGGCGCGCCGGAATCGCGTACGCTGTCGATCGATGCGATCGGACGACGCGGGTCGGAAAAGCAGTAGATGTTGTTTGGGGGATCGATCGGCTCCCCCTCGACATTCCACAAGCGCCCCCAGGCGCGAGACTTGATTCGCCCCTCCCAATCCTGAGGCCCCTCGATGCCGCCGGTGCCCGCGAAGCGATCGGTCAGGACAGCAAGCCGCAACGCTGCTGCCGGGTCTGCAAGAATGATCTTAAGCTGACCATCGGCCGAGCTCGCGTCGACCGCCTTGCCGGTCAGCACGACAGGCGGCAGCGCACCTTCCGGCCCAACCCGCACCGAAACAGCCGCATCGAGCCACAGATAGCCTGAAGCCAATTCGGTAAGGTCGGCCGCATTGGTCGAAGCCCAGGCGATTTCCAGCGCCTGGGGAATCGCACCCGCGCCCAGATTGTCGCCGTCAAATGCGAGACCCGCGATAATCGTCGGCAGCGCGGCTATGCCGGCGCGCCAGCGCTGGCCTCCATAGCGATAAGGTGCTGCCGAGCCGCCACCTGCCAGGCGAACGACCTGGGCAACGCCATCGGCGATGCGCCTCGGCCAAGCTTCGACCAGGATGATCGTTCCCGCCATCAGCTTGTTCGCACCCGATCGATGATGGAGTCGAAATTGTTGTTCTTGGTGTTGGCCGTAAGCTCGCCTGCAATGGCTGCCAGCCACGTGTTCTGGTCAGCCAGGGCGGCGATGATCTGCGCGTTCTGGTCGTTGTTCTCATCAAGCGCGCTGACGACGGCCGGATCGCCGCCGCCACCGCGCGCCTGCTGAATTCGCGCATTGGTTTCGGCGATCGCGGCGCGCGCCTGGTCAAGAATGCTCGACCGGTCTTGGGCAAAGCCGCCGGTTGTGCCGTAGATGGATTTCGACACGTCGTTGAGATCGCGGAAAAGCTGGGCAAGCCGATCCCCAGCCCCTTCTTCACCACGGCCAAGCGCGGCGCGCGCCTTTTCTATCTCCGCGAGAATGGCGGTCCGGCGATCGACAGCACTGCCTTCGAACAGCGAACCCGATGTCATCTCGGTTATCAGGTCCTGGAGACCGCCGATCTGATCGGTGAGGAGCTTTTCCTGAAGCTTCAGGCGGTCCTCTGCATTGCGTGCTTCAAGCGCCGCAACGTCAAACCCATATTGCCGCGCGATTCGCAGGCGTTCGGATGCCTGGGCCTCGAACTCGCGAAAGGCCTTGGCCCATTGACCGGTAAGGCCGCCGAGCAGCTGTTCGACGTCCTGGACCGCCAGTGCTTCCTTCATTGCCCTTTCGATGTCAGGCGATGAGCCCAGCGCCTTCTGAACGGCCGCTGAGATCCCCTTCACCGCCCCGTCAGCGATAAGGTCGCGCAGCAGTGCGGCCTGGGCATCTGCCTCACTTTCGAACTTCTGGACGCCTCGGCCCTTCGTGCGACCCTGGCCGGTCGGATCGACAACGAACTTCTTGTTGCGAATGCCGATGGACCCGGAGAACGATCCCAGCTCGCCATCGAGGGCGTTGATGATCTGGTCGAGCGCATCGAGCGCGCCACCCGCCAGACCCTTGGCCGCGCTGATCCGGCTTGCGCTGTTGCCGCGCGTCCCGGTGACCTCGGCCGAACCGTTCACAGCCCCCACGGTCGCGGTGCCGCGCTTCGCGCTCTTGAGTGCGCCGCCGATCAGGCTTCCCGCGATCGAGCCAATGATATCGCCGCCGGGAATACCCGACATGGCACCGATCGCGCCGCCGATCGAGCCACCCGTCGAGCTCGTCTTGATTCCGAGCATCTTGCCAAAGGCAGCCACCTGCTGGCCCATCTGGGCACCTTCAAGCCCCGCACCGAGCGATTTGGAGATGGTCTCCGCCCACGAAGCGTTGATCTTGCCGCCATTGCCAAGGTCTCGGACCAAGCCCTGAATACCGCCGAGAACGGCACCAACCGGGCCTCCTGTCTGAAAGCCATAGAGCGTGCCGGATGCGGTCTGGGACAGCTTGCGGAAGAAATTCAGGCCGAAAATCTCGTCCAGCTTTTCCATTAACGGATTGGTCTGCGCTTCGGCCATGAGCCGCAGAAACTCATTGGGGCTGAGCCCCACAACGGTTCCGTCGAATGCCTTGGCGAGACCGTCTTCAGGCCCTTTGACCCGCGACCGTGCCCTTACCACGATCTCGCCATTGCCAGCGACAGCGCCGGAGGCCGTGCCCATGGAACCACTGGCGATCCCGGCATGAACCGCAGCGGCAGCCGTTATGCCGGAACCGGCATTTCGGATCTGAGCAGCGGCCGCATTCAGCGAGCTGGCGAACGATGCGGCAGCGGTGCCGGCGCTTTGCAGCTGCTCACCCGCACCGCGCGTCTGGCGCTCCAGGACCTCGACCGCGCCTTCCATGCCGGTTTGCTGGCGCAGCTTCTTTTCCAGCTCGCGCAGCGGTCCGCCGAACAACTGTTCGGTGAGCAGCTGGCCCTGGAGCTGGCGCGCGTTCTGGCGGATGCTCTTGAAGAAATTGCCTGCCGAACCGCCGGAGAACAGCTCCTCCAGGCTCGAACGGAGACCGCCGATCGCCTGGTTGTAGATCCCGAGAATATCCTCGCGGCGGGAGAGCATCTCGTTGAGGCGCTCTTCCTCGGCCACGATCCGCTCGACCTCGGCGCGCTGCGCGCTGGTGACGGTGCCGATCTGGTCGGAAAGCTGCTGCGTGCGGGCGAGAACCTCCGCCTCGCGTTCGCGGCCCTGCAGGATCAGCAGCTGGACGTCGCGCTGCCGCTCCGATTGCTCCACCATGTCGCGGAACGGCTTCTGGATGCCCTGCGATACGGCGGCAAGCGCGGCCTCGGCGCTTTTTATCGTGCCCTGCAGGGCGGCAACCTGATCGGCACCCAGCTTTTTCTTTGACGGGTCGGCGAGCTGATCCTGCGCCTCGCGGATGATGGCATTGAGCTTGCGCGCCGCGTCGTTCGCCTGCTGGATACGCGACGGCTGCTCGGTCCACTGGTCGTTGATCCTGGCGATCGCGTCGGCTGTGCGCTCCGCATAGTTTTCGGCCTGCTGATTCAGCCGTACGATGGACTGGGCAGACGCAACAGAGTTGCCAGTGCTCGGTTTGTCGCGCCGATCAGGCTTATTGTTCAGGTCGTTCTTCAGCCGTTCAAGCTCGGCATATTCGCGCTCGAATTGATCGGCTGATAGGTTGCGCCCAGGAGACATTGGATCGATCGCGCCGGACATCCGCCGCTGCGTGTTAAGACGATCCTGTATGAGCAAATCCTGTTTGCGCTGCAACTCGGAGCGCTGGCGAAGTACTGGGTCTGCTGCCTCGATGGCGCGCTGCCGCTCCTGTGCGGTCCTGGCTTCCTGCGCGCTCTGCTCAAGCCCCCGGCGCACGCCATACAGCTCCTGGAGCTGCTGTTTCAGGCCATCCTGCGCACGCTTGTTGAAATATCCGTCATAGAAAAGCGACGCAATTGGTCCGGGCGCATCCGCCTTGGTTTGAGCGAGTTGCTTCTTCGTTTCGGCGATATTGCGATCGACATTGGCGATCGAGTTCTGGGCAAACGCCAGGCTGCTTTCAATGAGCAATGACTGGGTGTTGATCAGCGACCGGGTGGAGCTGTTGAGCTGATCGACGGCGGCCCGGTAGTTGTCCACCGCACCGGTGCGCGCCACCAGCGTATCGGTAAAGTCGATCGTCGAGGCCTTGGCCGTGTCGGACGCATCACCCGCTTCGAGCAGCTTGGTGCCGAGGATGGCGATAATCGGCAGGGCGATTCCCAGCGCAATGCCCCATGGCCCGCCCATGAAATTGGCGAGAGCACCAAGCTTGCCCTTCGCCTGGTCGCCAGCCCCAGCCATCAACTGGAGCGCGCCGACCGCCTGTTGGCTCTGCACGGCGAACGCGACCAGCGCGTTCTGCCCCATGGCCACCTGTGTCGTGAAATCGCCAGCCTGAAAGCCCAGCTGCTGCATGCCAATACGGACATTCTGGAGCCCGTTGGCATGCTGACCGGCGGCGATCGTCGCGCGTTGCAGCTCGGCGGTGGCACCGGCATTGACCTTGGCCAGCTCTGCGGCCGAGAGCGCGCCGCCCTGGGCAAGGCGGATTGCTTCTGCGACCGTCTCATTGTGGCGGAGCTGAGCGGCGATCAACGGATCGAACTGGCTGAGCAGCCGGTTGCGGGCAGTCTGGAGCTCAGCTGATGCGCCGGTCAGCTGTCCCGTGGCAGCGACGGCCGTACCGCTGATCTTGGCGATCTCGGCTTCAAGGCGTGCGATCTCGGCCTGAGCCTGTTCGCTCTCGGCCGAGATCAGCAGTCCTGCCTTCATCACGGTCATGCCGTCATCCCTTGATGCCGTTCAGAGCATCGCGACCAGCGCGCTCCATCACCTTCAAATCCGACCAAAGCGCGGGCGTCACCTTGATGCCCGCCGCTGCCAGGCCTGCGGTTGCGGCGGTGTAGTCGAGGCCCATCCAGTACATGCCGCCCATGCCCATCGGCACCGCGCGCCACTGCGTATCGACCGCGAGGAAAGCGAGCAGCGCAGGCCAGTTCTCCGCCCAGACACCGAACTTGTCGCTTGCCTCGGCCGTCGCGATCTCGTCTGCCAACTCGTGCAGGCCTTCGCGGCGCAGATCCTCAGCGGCTTCCGAATAATCATCCTGCCGCTCGCCAGCCCAGTACCGGGCCGCAGCCTTTAGTTTCCCTCGCGCTCACCGTTGATGGCGGCGAAATAGGCCGCCAGGATCGGCGAGCGGGTGTAAGGTTTTGCGAGCAGCTGATCGCGGACCTGGTCGTTCCATTCGACCGGCTCTTTCGAGCGATTTCCAAGGCCGTCGCAGCGAACGAGCACGTGCTTGATCATGTCGAGCACGCCGCTGGATGTCGTGAGATCGAACTGAGCGGATTCGTCCACCGGAACGACGCGAAACGTCGCGGTGAAATCCTGCTGCTGGTGCCCGCCGTTGGTGGGCACCAGGACCTTCACCTTGCGGGTAAACTCGGGGTTTTCATCGACGATGAACATAGGAAGGGACCTTTCGGGGCAGGTTTACGGGATCAGGTAAGGGTGATTTTCCACTGGTCGTTGCCAGCGGACGGCGTCGGCGTGAATTCCAGCGGCCACTCCAGAATTTCCTGCTCGTTGGCATAGCCAGAGAGCCGCGCCTGGGTGGCATAACCCGCCTCGATCCTGACCTTGCGACCGACCACGGTGCCATGCTCGATGACCACGGCGCTCGGCTCCTGCGATTCCGCCTTGGCGAATGGGTCGTAGGTGCTGAGCGGGACGGCCTCGACCTGAGCACGAAGCCGTTCCGCCCGGTTAACGATGATGATCTGCTCCTGGCCGATCAGCATGCGCGGCTGGACGTCGTTGCCGAGATCGAGCTCGTAATTGCGCAGCACGAACGACGCGCCGCCGATCGTGAACACGGGCGTGTTGGTCTTGCTGGCCACCTGGGGCAGCTTGAAGCCGGTCAGGGTCGGGGAGACGCGCGCGGCCTCGGTGGGCTTCAGGTAAAGGCCGGTGAGCGTGAAGCGCGCGGTCGGAATGCCGGTCGCTGACAGCGAGAGCACGGCCGTGCCACGAACGCCGGTGATGACCTGGCGCGTGCCGCCTAACCAGAAATAGAGTGCGCAGCTTTCATGCGCGTCACTGATCGGCGAATACTCGACACTGGTGTTGGCGGTGATGACCTCGGCGGCAGCACAAGCCCGCATCAGCGGAGCCCAGGCGGGCGCGGTACCCGCCGTGCCGCTGCCGACCAGCTCGACTGAGCCGGTAAGCATGACATAGAGGCCGCTCGGAAAGCGCTCGCTCTGCCCCAGCCAGGGCCGCTCGACGTTGCGCTCGACGTCCTGGCCTTCCATCGGCCGCATCTCGACATTGGTCATCAGCATGCCATTGAGGCCCGCCGGTACCGGGTCGGTGCCGTAGGTGGTTTCCATCTTGGCCAGGATGATTTTGCTGCGCCATTTGATCGGGTCCATTAATCAATCCTCCGTCTGTTCGGCCTGCTCGGCCGGAACCAGGCTGCCGTCAGGCAGGCGAATGTAGCTCCCGCCGCTTTGCGGCCATGCGGGAGCTGCGGCGGGCGGCTCGGAAGAGTCCGGTGCGGGCGGCGGAGACTGATCCACGGTCGTCTGCGAGCCGGTATCGCCCTCGGCCTGGCTGGCCGACGACGAGGTTGATTTGCGGGTCATGATGTGATCCTCAGCTGGTCGTTGATCGAAAAATCGAGCACGTAGGTGAGCGTGCCGTTGGTCAGGCTGGCGAGCTCGCCGCCACTGAGCGTGAACAAGCCGACCGTGGTTTCGTCGGGCGTCCAACCGCAAATAGCCTCGATGCACGCCTTCTTCACAGGATCGATCCGCTTGAGGCCCTTGGTGCCCTTGATGTCACCTGCAACGCGCATCACCAGCATGACGCTGACGGTTTCGCTGATGGCCTGACGGAACATGCCAGCGGCAGCCGTAGACGCGCCGCCCCGCAGCGCGCCGGGCAGCACGAAGGCCGTGAACCCGGCCTGCGGCAACTGGCCCTTTTCCATCAGCTGGGCGAGCTGGGTTGCTTCGCTGACGCGACCAGCGAGATCGGGCACGGTTTGCTCGAGGCGAGCGATGACCTGATCGATCATATGAACCCGCGCAGATTGTCGGCCGTCATCGGGCGATCGCGATCGGTGACCGTAACGCCGCCTGCACCGCTGTCTTCCGGCTCGCCGCCAAGCGGCAGCGGCAGACGCTGCGTGCCGTTGGCAATATCGCGCAGGCTGGCGATCGCCTGCTTGTAGTCGGCCTCGATCTTGGCGTCAGGGGCGTAGCGATGCAGCCGCCAGATGGCGATTTCTTCGGCCAGCGCTGCCACGCGCGGCGGCGTTTCGACAAGCGGGAGCTGGTAGCGACCGGCGAGATAGCCGTCGATCATTGCATCGGCCTGGCCGAGCGCAGCGCTGACAGTCGCCTCGTCGATCTCACCGGTGGGCGGATCGGCCCGATCGGTGAGATCGCGGAGCATGTCTGCGCCATAGCGCGCGACCAGGCTGGCGAGCGTGGCGTAGGTCATTGGTCATCCGCCGCATCATAATAATCGTCGTCGCAGAGAAAGCCCGGAAGTTCCGGTTTGCTGGGCAACGCAATCGGGGGAACGGTCGCGGCAATACTGGACGGCAGCTGATAGAAATTCTGAGGACGCCGCGCATACGCGATTTGCGCGCTGCAGGGCGTAAACTGGTAAATCGAGCTCCCGCCGAGTAGGACGGGACCCAGCATCACGTCGCCAAAGAAAGGCTCGACCTGAAGCATCTTGGTGCCGAACCGTTCAACCTCGGCGACGCGACCAACCAGGGTTCGGTGGCCGAGCGCCTCCACGATCGCGAAATCGCCTTCAGGCAGACTGTCTGCGACAAGCTGCGCGGCCGTGTGGTGACGCAGATCCTGCTGCTCAGCCGCGTTCATCGGGATCGCTCACAACGGTGCAGAGCAGCTGCGGGTCGCCCTCGATGGCGCTGATCTGCTCGGGCGTCAGCTCTTCGATCGGCACGAAGGCCGCGATCGGGCCGAAATGCCGTCCAGCGCGCCAGCGACCCGTCTTAGGGCCGATGACCTTCAGCCAGCTTTCCGGGGAGATCGGTTCGATAGCAGCTTCAGCAATCGCCTTGACGGCATCGAGCACGCTCTCCGTGCCAAAAACGACCTGTCCCGCCACCTCGAGCGCCGAAGGGATGACAGTGATGCCGGCGAAGAGCTGATCGCTGGGGGCAGGTTCGGACGTTGCATCAGTGGCCGTCGTCACCCCCACGATCGTGCCGTCCGTGCCAAGCACGACCTGCGCCGGCTCTAGCCCGCGCAGGGGTGCATCAAAGACGGCGGCGCTGAGCTGGTCGCCGGGATGTGCCGCAGCGGCCCTGACCGCTGCGGCACTGCTGCCATCATCAGCGGCTTCCCCAGGCGCTGATGCGGTGCCGGACGGCGCTGGGCTCGCTGCAGGCTGGAGCGACCCTCCTGCTGCGTTGCCGTCCGGCGCGCTCTTTTTGGTGGCTTTCCTGTTGGTCATCGGGGTGTCCTTCTATTCGGGGTCAGCTAGTGGGGAT